CATATTCAAGGCAGTAACGGCAACGCTTCTCAGTTTGAAATTAGTCAGCTTCGCACATCCGCAGGTTCTGACTGGACAACAGCTACGACACGACTGCAACAACGCATTGACTCAACTTATATGGGCTGGATGCAGTTTAATAACAGCGGTAATCAAGGCATTGCTTTTGGTACAGGCGCTTCTGGAACTCCAGAAGGTGTACCAGAACGTATGCGTATCGACAGCAGCGGCGTTCCAACATTTACACAGGATGTAAATTCTTCAGTAACCTATCTAACGCAAACAAACAATGGCATCGCTGGTGGCACAGGACTAAAAATTACAGCACAAAGTGGGGCATATGTCGGCAAATTCGATATAGCGGCTGCTGGCGCGCTTGCACAACTTGGAACGGAGACAAACCACCCGCTCCTGCTCATCACCAACAACGTTGAAGCCGCGCGTATTGATAGCAGCGGCAACGTCGGCATCGGCGCTTCAACACCGGAACAACTGCTTCATGTCCGCAACGACAGTGCTGGAGCACAGGCGAGCGGCATGCTGTTACAGAACCGTAGTGCGACCACTGGGTCGGCTATCGGTATCGCGTTCATCACTACCACGCAGGATTTCTCTGACAATCGGTATAGCTGGTTCGGTCATGAGCAACAGGGCGACGGGTCAAACGACTTCATCTGGAAAACAGCGATTGGAGCTCCTGCCGCAGAAAGAATGCGCTTGTCTAACGATGGCGTGTTGACGGTGCAGAGTGATCTTGTTTTGGCGACAACTAGAACTCCCGCGTCGGCTTCCGCGACGGGAACGACAGGGCAAATTGCCTGGGATGCGTCTTATATATATGTCTGCACTGCCACCAATACTTGGCGTCGTGTGGCGCATGGGACGTGGTAATATAACTAAACAATACTTAATTTTCATATAAATAAAACAATGGAGAAATTGAAATGAATAAAGAGACTGTAATACTAATCATGAAGTTTTTAGAGCGAACCGATCTCAAAGGTTCAGAAGTGATGGCCTTCAATAAAGTAATTAATGATCTAAACGAATATGTCAAGTCTTTAGAAGAGAGTGAAGACGACAAGGAAAAATAAATGCCAGGAATTATTACATACAAATTTAGACTGAATAATGCAAAGCAAGTCTATGAGTCATTCGTAGATGATGCTAATGATCTAGATCGTTATTATACGTTTCTAGCACGTTCTATTCCGTGGTCAGATGATTCTGCTCCTCCTACTCCCGTAGACTGTGTATCCAACACAGATTATAGAGTATGGGATAACATGATCGCCACAAAGAGAATTACTCAGGCCGATATTCGTCATTCCGTTCCAAGATACAACTGGACAACAGGTACAGTATATCAGAACTATAGAGACGACATTTATCTTTATGATAAACAGTTCTACGTAGTCACTGACAACTATGATGTTTATAAGTGTATTGATAATAATGGTGGAGCAACATCTACAGTAAAACCAACAAGTACTGCTACCACAGTATTTGCCACGGCAGATGGATATACATGGAAGTATATGTATACTATCAATGCCGCTGATGTATTGAAGTTTGTTACTACTGACTATCTACCAGTTAAGACTCTTACCGCCGATGACAGTTCTTCACAATGGACCGTTCAACAGGCAGCAGTAAATGGGGCTATTGAGTTTGTTTCTGTATCCAACGGTGGTTCTGATTATCTACAAGCATCCGGTACACTAGCATCTGTTACCGATAGTGAAAATGTAACTCTTGCTTCTGATGCATCAGGAACAGATGACGTATATGTAGGTTCAACAATTTATATCACTGGTGGTGTTGGTGCTGGCCAGTTAAGAGATGTTGTTAACTACGTCGGTGCCACCAAAGCAGTTAGAGTATCTCCTGCTTTTGTAACAACGCCGGATGGTACTTCAACTTACTATGTTGGACCAAAAGTTACAATCTCTGGTGTTGATGGTTCTGGTGCTACTGCTTATGCCAATGTCACTTTACCAGCAAGATCAGATTTAGCAGTTGGTAATAGTATTAATAAGATTATTGTTCTTACTCGTGGTAGTGATTACAATAAACCTTCCGTTACAGTTACTGCCAACACTTCACATGGAACTGGTGCTACTGCTTTTGCATACCACACCCCGTTTGGCGGTCATGGTTCAAATGCTATCGACGAACTTGGCGGATTCAATCTAATTCTCAACGTTCGTATGGAAGGCAGTGAGTCTAACGTGTTTATCACTGGAAACGATTTCCGTACAGTTGGTATTATTAAGAATCCAAAACTAGATACTACAGGATTAGAAGCAAATTCAACCGTTTATGATTTAACAACTAAACTCACAGTAAGTTCTAAGTCTGGTTCATTCTCACCAGATGAAGTTATTCGTGGTCTCACTAGTTCTGCTAATGCTTACTTTGTATCATTTGCAAACACAAACGCTACTGGAACAAAAGGTGTTATCAGTGTCACAGGGCTTGATGGAACGTTTACCGCAAGCGAGACAATTCAAGGCGATACTTCAGCAGTTACAGCAGACATCGATGTAGATGGGATAAATAACAGAGATCTAGCAGACTTCGAAGGTGATGCTCTATATATCGAGAATAGATATCCTGTAAGTAGAGCAACAGATCAGACAGAAGACATTAAACTTGTAATACGCTATTAAGGTAATAGAATATGCCATTAGAGACGAATCTAAATCTCGGTCCATATTATGATGATTATGAGGCGAGCGCCAAAGGTAAAAACTATCATCGGATTCTTTTCAAGCCAGGTCTTGCGGTACAGACAAGAGAACTGACTCAAATTCAATCTATTCTACAAGATCAGATTGGTAGATTTGGTGACAATATCTATAAAGAAGGTACAATCATCGATGGTTGTGCTTTTCAATATGATGCTAACGTCTCATTCGTAAAGTTAAGAGATAACGATTCTCTAGGCGCTTCAGTTACTGTTACAGATTTCGAAGGCGGTATTGTTACAGGCCAGACTTCAGGTGTAAGAGCTAAGGTTATTGCTGTTGCTTCTGGTGTCGAAGCAGACGCTCCAAACTATAACACATTTCTTGTAAAGTATATTGATGGCGGTACTTCAAAGACAAACAAGAAATTTGCTTTAAACGAAATTCTAGAATATGCTACCGGTGATGGTGGTGGAGGTGAAACTGCCAATACTATTAATACAAATCTCGCAGATGCTTTTGGATTCGGTTCAATCTTTAGTGTTGGCGAAGGTATTGTATATGGTAAAGGTGCTTTTGTACAAGCAAACGCTCAAACAATCATTCTAGAAAAGTATTCTACCAAACCTTCATACAAGGTTGGTTTCAAGATTACAGAGTCCACAGTAAATCATTTACAGGATAGCACTCTTTTAGATAATGCGGCTGGATCATTCAACTATACTGCTCCTGGTGCTGATAGACTAGTTCTAACACCAACACTACAAAAAAGAAATCTTACTGCTGCTAATACAGAACAGTTCACACCAATATTTGAAGTTGAGAATGGTAATATTCGTATCATTCGTAAAGAAACAGTATTCAATAGTATTGGTAGAGAACTCGCAACAAGAACATTTGAAGAGTCTGGTAACTATCAATTAAAACAAATGAATACCAGTGTTAAGGAACATCTTGATACTGGATCAAACTTTGGTCGTTATACAGCAGGTAACGGTGGCGATGCAAACAAGTTAGCCGTTGGTATCGAACCCGGTATTGCTTATGTTCAAGGTTACCGTAATGAAGTCTTAGCAACAGACTTTATTGAAACAGATAAGGCAACAACGACAAAGACAGAAAGTGGTGTAACAATCTCAACCACTCTAGGTAACTACGTTGTTGTAAATGAAGTTGCTGGTATTTGGGATCCAACAACTTATCAGACTGTTTCTCTTAGAGACACCGTAGCAACTGCAATCACATCTGGTAACTTTGGTGTTGGCGGTGCTCCAGGTTCTGAAATTGGTACTGCTAAGATTCGTGGTATTGAATATAACTCTGGAACATATCCAAACTATCAATATAAGATATATCTATTTGACATTCAAATGTCTTCAGGTACATTTGCAAATGTCAGAAGTCTTTATGTCAACAATGGTGCTGGTAATGATAATTTTGCTGATGTTGTTCTTACTGCTGGCAATGCTGTACTCCAAGAGACTGATTTTAATAGAGCAATATTTAAGAGTGGTGCAACCGCAGTAAAAGACATCGTTAAATCATCTACTTCATTTGTTTTCAAAGATAAGAATACAGTATCATTTGCCACTGGTGGTACAGGAACACTAAACATTTCTGGTACTCATGCTGGTGGTACAGAAGAATTTCCTTATACAGCAAGTTCACCTCTTTCTGACACGCAAAAAAGATCTATTCTTGTAACCACACAATCAACTGTTAACGCTTCAGCGAGTGGTACAACCAGTTCAGCAAACACAGTATTTCCAGGTCCTAGTTCTAATGGTACTTTAACCGGAACTGCTACAGCGTTCGATACAGAATTTAAAGTTGGTGATTATGTAGGAATTGCTGCTAATACAACAGCAATATCCCGTGTCGTAAGTATAGCAAGTCCTACTAGTATGGATGTTACTCCTGCAATGGGTGTATCAAGCGGATCAAATGTCTACAAAATCTTCCCAGCAGGATACGTCTTCGATTTAACAGACAATGGTATCAATGGTGGAGTTTCTGTAACTGAGAGATCTGTAACGGCAGGCGCTGGTCCTACTGTTACACAACTTACTGTTGATCTTGAAGAAGCATTCACTTCTGGATTCACCGCTGATGTAGTATTCAATGTAAAAAGAGAAGCAGCAGATCCAGCTTCAAAGGCAGCTACAAAAGATGTTTATGTAAAACTTGATCTTTCTACAAATGCTGATGGTGTTACTGGACCATGGTATCTCGGTGTTCCTGATGTATATAATCTAAAGGCTGTTTATGTTGGTTCAGATTATTCAGTAAATAATAAGAATTTAGTAGATGATTTTAGAATTCTTAGAAATACTAATGATAACATCTATGGTATTTCTCAATTAACAATCAAAGAAAGTAGTTCACTTACACTTACAACAGCGGATAGACTACTTGTCAAGTTTGATTACTTTGCAATAGATCGTTCTGCTGGTATTGGTTTCTTCTCAAACGATTCTTATCCAATCAGTGCAACGGAAGATCCAAACGAATCGGGTAAGGTTGCTACCGCACAGATTCCAAGATTTGCTTCTACAACAAATAGAGAAACATACAATCTTAGAGATAGTATTGATTTCAGAGCAACGGTGACTACAAGTGCAACACCAAACGCTACCGTAGGATCTGCACCAGAGAATCCAACAAATAGTACAACACTTAATGTTGATTCAGATGGTAGTTATGTTCCTGTTCCAGAACAATCTTTCCAAGCAGACATCGAATATTATCTACCTCGTGTTGATCGTGTTGTTATTGGTAAAGATGGTAAGAAAAAAGTACTAAAAGGAAAACCAGCAGAGCGGCCAGTTCCTCCACAGGAACCAGCAGAAGCAATGACTCTTTCTCTGTTGACTATTCCTCCTTATCCTTCATACTCACTAGAAAATGCGTATAACTTCACTGACGCCCAGACAGGTGCTGCTAGAGTAGATCTTGCGGTAAGAGTCAAAGCATTCTTCCAGAGAAGATATACAATGCAAGATATCTCTGGTCTAGAAAAGAGAATTGATAGAATTGAATACTATACAGCATTGAATGTTCTAGAGAAGGCTGCAAAGGATCTCAATATTCCTGATGGTTCAGGACTTGACAGGTTTAAGAATGGTATCTTTGTTGATGCTTTCTTTGGTCATAACAATGCCGACCTAACAGACCCAACATATCGTATCTCAATGGATACTACAAAGGGTGAGATTCGACCAAAATTCGACCAACAGAATATTGATATCGAATATGTTCCTGGTAGTTCATCAAATGTTACACGTATTGGTGACCAAGTAAGATTAGATGTAACAGGAATTGCTGGCGGTACTTATGTAAACGATCATGTTGTTTATTTGGGTGCTTCATTCGGTTCTGCAACTGCTACTGGTACTGTTCGTACAGTAATTACAACAGGTTCTACTGCTAGAATCTATCTACACTCTGTAACAGGCACATTTACCGCTACTTCAACTTTGAAGAATAATACTGATGCTGGTATTACTTCAACAATTTCAGCAGTACAAGAACCAACTGCTGGTGATCTAGTAACACTACCATATACACACAACATCTATATTGATCAACCTTTTGCTTCTAAGACAATCAATCCAGTTGGTGAACTTTCATTCAATTGGGCTGGTAATCTACAATTGTTCCCAGAGGCAGATCACTGGGTTGATACTACTACCCAGCCAGATGTTCAATTTGATCTAGATCTTGCTTCCAACTGGCAATCATTGGATCAAGCATGGGGTACTCAGTGGAATGAATGGAACACCGTATCTTCTACTCAGAGTAGAGAAGTACGCGGTGTCGCATTTGTAGACTTCCAAGGCGCCGGTGGTAATCAAGGTGGTGTCGGATTTGGTAGTTTCGGTGACGCCCATAGTGCTCTCGATGATGTTGTTGTATCAACTGTTGAAGAACAAGTTAGAACTGGTACACGTCTGAATGTTGATACATTCAGCAGAACTCAGAAATCTGGTTCATTTATCACACGTACAGATATTGTTCCATTCATGAGATCTCGTGTTGTTCAATTCTCAGCGACTGGTATGAGACCAAATACACGTGTATATCCATACTTTGATGATATTGCAGTATCAAGTTATGTTCTTCCAGCAAATAGTTCATTTGCTAATACTGGAGCGTTTGGTGATGCTCTAGAAACAGATAGTAATGGTGCGGTTTATGGATCATTTGTCATTCCTAATAATGACACTTTAAAATTCCGTCAAGGTGAGAGACCCTTCAAACTAGTTGATATCTCTAATCTGGTTACTCAGACCGGAACAGAAACAACTTCTTCTACCGCTAACTATACTGCACTTGGTCTTGCTTCTTCTGAAAGAGGTATCACACTAAACACTCGTGAAGCAAGAGTTTCTTCTGATACGATTTCAGACAGGAGAACAGTTACTACTTCACAGTTTGAAGGTCTACAACTTCATAAAGATCCAGTAGCTCAATCATTTGCTGTCGGTGACTTTGAGTTTGAAAACCTAGACTTTGCTGATAGTAAGTTTGGTAGAGAAGCAGATGGTATCTTTGTATCCTGTATCGATCTTTATTTCCAAGCAAAGAGTTCTACTGCTGGAATTGGTGTTGAGATTAGAGAAGTACAAAATGGAACTATCACTGGTATTCGTGTTCCATTTGGTTTCAAGAGAATTGAGTCTGCTGATGTCAATATCTCAGAAACAGCAGATGCTCCTACACCATTCTATTTTGACCAACCAGTTTATCTAAGAGGTGATAAAGAATATGCATTTGTTGTCAAACCAGATGGATCTAATCCAGACTACAGACTATGGATTGCTGAACTTGGTGGTACAGACGTAACTATCAATGCTCTAATTGATCAGCAACCAGCCGTTGGATTATTATTCACATCTGCTAACGATAGAACATATACACCAAGACAGAATCAAGATATTCAGTTCACTATCTGGAGAGCACAGTTTGATAACGCTCTTACTGGTACTCTTGTATATAACAACGAGAATGACGAATATCTAAGTGCAGAGAGATTTACTGTAACTAGATTCCAGACAGGTGAAAAGGTTCGTGGTGAAGCAATAATTACAATGACATCAAACAACAATCCTATTGCCGTAGGAGATGCCATTGATTTTGGAACTAGTAGCGGATTAGTAAGAAAACTAGTAACTATCTCTGCAACACCAACCATTAAAGCAGATATGAAAGGTGATATTACAAACGGCGCTACAGTTACCTTTACAAACTCTTCTTCAGGCACATTCACAGGTGTAGTAAATACGTATACAGCAAACGGCGCTACCGGATTTGTGCAGTATGTAAATAAAAATAATAAAGAGATTGTTCTCAATGGTTCTTCAGGAGCATTTACTGCAAACACCACTGCTGAAGATGGTTTCTATCGTGGTCAAGTTACAAACGCTGCGGCTCAAGTATTCTCTGTAGATGATTATAAGTATAACGTTCTTGTACCTAAGATTTCTTATCTAAATTATCTTGATACAGACGTTTCTTGGACTACTAAGACAACGGATACTGCTTATGCTATTGATGGTACTGCAACAGATATCGAAGCGTTTGAGAATAACGAGTTTCTATTAGAAGAGAAGATTATTGCTGGTAGAACATCAGAAATCAATAATACTTCTAGTGCTAAAACATTAACAGTAACTGGTACACTAACATCTGGTACAGATAGATTATCACCAGTTGTTGATATTGGTAGAACAAGATCAGTTGTTGTTGTACATAATCTAGTAAATAACGATAATACTGGTGAAATCAGAAACAATGGTAATGCCGCTGCTAGATACATCACTAAGAAGATAGTTCTCGCCGATGGTCAAGAAGCAGAAGATATTAAGATTATTCTTGATGCTTATAAACCATCTGGTACAGAGATTGATGTGTATGCTCGTATCCAAAGTGCTGAAGATACAGATGAGTTTAGAGATAAACAATATACATTACTCACACAATCCACTCCAGCAACAGCAAGGTCTAGCCCAGTAAATCAAAACGACTTCCTTGAATTCGAGTTTGGTTTCCCATCAACCAATGCTACTTCACTTAGTGCGTATAATAACGGTGGTAATGGCGACGTTGTAAGATATTACAACACCGGTGGGGCATTCTTTGATACGTTCAAATATTTCAGTATTAAGATTGTACTAAGAGCAAATGCTTCTAATCTTGTACCAAGAGTGAAAGATCTTCGTGCAATTGCTCTACAAATCTAAAGGTGTGATATGTTACTCAAGGTTAAAGAACACGAGAATCTGGTAAGAGATACCAAATCAAATGCTATCTTAAACACAGATAATCGTGGATTAAATGCTTATAAGAATCGTAAAATGCAATTTAGTAAGATTGACAATATGGAAGATAAAATCAAACACCTTGATGATAAACTAATAAATATAGAGAACCTACTATCATCTTTGGCAGAGAAGTTAGATAAATGACACAGTTATTCGCAAATGTAGAACTTTCAGTAACATTTGATGCTTGGCGTAATACTACGAACCAAGTGATTGATCATGTAAACAAGAGTGCGAATAATGACGGTATCGCTAGTGTAACTGCTGATAATCTAACAGGTCGTGTTCTTACCACCCTTCAAGATCAAGTTAATCTAAGTGCTAATGTAGTATTATCAACAAGTCCTAACGTTACTGGTTCAGGTATTGATTTTCAGTCTAACGTAGTATTTGGTCAGACAGGTGCGATTAGAGTACCAGAAGGAACGACAGCACAGAGAATTGGTACAGCCAATGGTTACTTTAGATACAATGAGACAACTGGTGGATATGAAGGATATTCTGATTCTGGTT